CCGTCATCCATCATCCACGCACCCCAACCGCACCAAACATGAAGCGTATCGCCCTGCGGTTGAACTACTCCAAACCCATCCCCCAGCAGAAACAACATCGACCTTCCAGCGAAGCAGTCAGCGTAAACATCCTCTGGAATCCAAGGCTCGTTACTTGCCTCTTTGACCTCCAACAACCCAGGTCTAACTTGATCCCAGACTGACCGTAACTCCTCCGGTTTTACATACCTAGCCAAGTACGACATAACGATAGGTTTTGTCCGCTGTTGCGTTTGCAAAGTGATTAACAGTGCATTCGCCCTGTAGTTGATTGGATGCGTAAATATCAGACGAAGAGGACTCGTCTACCTTGTTGATCGTGACAATCGCGCTCGGCGTTGTCGGTCGTGTCGGACTTGTCTGCGCTGGCAACTGCTCAAGCGTCACGTCTGTAGAAGTTGTCGCCCACATGATCTGGACGTAATCGCCTGCTGCCAGTTGGATGTAAAAGTTCAGCGCAGCAATCAGATGCCCGTCCGTCCCGCCATGACGGTTAGGGATTGAAAACTTACTGTTCGACCCCGCTACATCAGTACCGTTCTTGCGAAACCAAACGTCTACGTCTTGGATTGAAGAATTGGTGTTGGCAAACTGAAACGAAAACTGGATGTTGTAGATGCCAGCAGACCGAACGGTAATCTGCGAACTGCTGGCAATCGCAACACCAACGGCATAATCCGTCGTGTTCAACGTAACAGCATAGGCTGCGGTAGTGCTTGCCGCTGTTTGGTCTGTAGTGTCTTGAAACGCCCCGTAAGGCACTGCGTCTGCTATGGCAGCAGCAGAGTAGGGGACGAACAGAATAATGCTGTCAGGACTGATCCTGGCGTCGTATAGGGTGGTTGTAGTGGCGTTGCCGGTCGCAATAGTAAGCAGACCGACAGAGTTAACCTTACCGTCGAGAATCCGGTTGACGATTTCGGCAGTCTCTCGCGGATTGCCACCCTGTTGAGGTAGCCGACGAAACATCATCGACCCCCACAGGGAACGAGATCGAGATCAGTACCGACTAGGCTTGACCAGTTGCCAGTTGGTACAACAGAAAGACGATGATACTTCCCGCGACTGCGTAGAGACACGCGATTGTCAGAATCAGCAGCAACAGGACTCGCATAGCTGATGTTCCCGTCCAGCCGTTTTCTTGACGCTATCGCAATGGTCGCTGACCCACCGTCAATGATCGGCCTTGCAAGCGTTGCGAGAGTCTCAAGACCCTGCGCCTCAATATCGCCAGTCTGCAACTCAGCAGTAAGTGCCGAGCCACCAAACGAAATGAGTTTAGCACCGCTCACCCCTCCGGCTAACAGCTTTCCACCCACCCAAATGCGAGAGTCTAGGCTTGCAGGAACAGTGTCCAGCGTCGGATACAAAGCACTCAAGGCTTCTAAGTCCGTTCCACTGGTGGCAATCGTCGAGATAAAGTTAGCAGTCGTGTCGCCGTGACTCCACTTGTCCGTAGACCAGTTATAAACCAGCAACTGCTTGATGGCGAAGATGTCTGTGAAGCACCAGCTTACCGTCTTGTTGATCGGGTCTACCGCTGCCGACATCTGGTCAAATTTACCGGGATCGCAAATGTCGAAGAACCACCGATCTATCCGCTCGCTCCCGATAGGCTTCGCCTGCTGACCGTCAGTCACATAGAAACCATCGTCAGACAGGAAATAAGTCAGCGCACCGTACCGCACGACAGAACGGGATTCGTAACACCCAAGAGCAGAGGTGACGTTATCAAACTGGAAGAACAGCGGAGCGCCGACATACGTCATCCGTACAACGGAGCGTTCCAGCAACACGATCCCAAACTCACCACCAGTGATGCCGCGGATCTCGCCACCGTCTGGAATGTCTTGTGTATCGGATTGACTTGCAACACCAGCAGTCCAGTCGGTCTCATCGTTGATGTCCGACCAGTACACGCGATTGGGATAGGTCGAGGTCTTGCCTGCAACCACAAAGTCTCGGACGGTAGTCACAAACTGTGCAGTCGGAGCAGCAGCAGCAAGGTCGGCAAAGTTGGAGGATGATCCAACCGTCCACGCTTGCAGCTTGTCTACACCGTTAGCCCCGATCACCTTCTGACCGAACTGCGTGAACGTCCACAGCGTCGTTGCCGTGTACGCTGATGCAGTACGCGATACGTCCATCAGATACTTGTACGTTACCGCTGTGCCACCAGACGAGTACGCTGTGAACCCTGTTGAGTTCACCCCGTTTAGACTGAAAGTATTCGCATCGATCCTGGTGATCGTATAGGTGTTGCCGTTCAACTGAGTCATGCCGACAACACCGGAAATTGTCACCTGCACCCCTGTGCGGAACCCGTGACCAGCAGATGTAATCACGCAAGGGTTAGCCTGCGTTGCTCCGGTAATCGTGACGCTTTTCGTCGGAAAATAACGCCAGAGATAGTTAGCACTTGCACCAAATAGAACAGTGTCAGCCACCCAACGACCAACAAAACAGGTCAGTAGGTTTTCGGTTGCAGCGTTGGAGAAATCGGCAGCAGCAGGCATCGGCCCGTAACCTACAAGCGTAGGCAGGACGTTCTTTGCCTCAACCAGACTGTCGGCAATACCCGGACGGTCTGGCGTCCACTGACCGAAATTTACTCTCATTGATTCAGCCAATCATCCGCGAGTTGTTTGGCTTGCGCTCGAAACGATTGATAAGCAGCGTATACAACAGGATCAGCAGATTGATTATTGATAATTGCAAGTTTAGCGCCGGTTGAAAACACCGAGCCAATTATTGCTTCAATAATCTGCGAACGATTTGAAGCAACAGAAACAACCGCTTCATTCGCAGACCACTGCGTGCGCGGCTCACCCTTGTCGTTGACCAGCGGGCCTGACGGATTGGTGTAGAACCGCGTGAGGAATGAACCCTTGCGGCGAGCACGCTGGCCGGTAGGGCTCGATTCCTTCACGCCGGGCTGGAGGTTTCCGCTCTCGCCCGTCGACTCGTAATGCCGCCTGCCGGCCTCTGTCAGCCCGCCCTCTGGATCCTTGTAGCGAGCCTTCATGGTTGGCGCTTGTCAGATGCCGGAGGCCGCCATCTGAGCTTGATAGGCAGCAACCACCTCGGGCGTCCACGCGGCCTGGCACTGCGCCACCACGTTGGCAGGCTGGCCGGTTAGATCCGCGCCAGGCGTCAGAGTCCAGCGACGGAACTTGCGAGCGAAGAACTCGCCGTCCTTGGTGATGGTCGTGGCTTCGCGAACCTGCACGATGCCGTTGCCAACGATTTCGATGCGATCAATCTCAACTGTTTCTGCGAGTGCCATAAGTTTCTCCTGGGTGTCCGTCTGCATCATCCAATGCAGATAAATTAAGCAGCAAAGTAAGTCGCTGAAAAAACAATATCCCCGGCCGCATCCATCGGGACAAGAGTTGCGCTTCCGCCGCCAACTGGGGTCTGCCAAAAATTGATCCTGGTGCTGCTGTCAACGACAAACCCGAGAAGAAAATTGCTGGCGGTCAATGCGATTTCATCTACATATCCAAAAGTAACGGCAGGGATAATGTTTGAGATACTTGCAGAAGTGAAAGGAAGACCAACAATTCGCATGTCTCCTGTGCCCGTATGGCCAGACCATTGAAGACGTCCTGTCACACTGACCAGCCTGCCAATTTTTGTATATTCCCCAACCGATATTCCATACGTTGCTGTTCCTGCGCTAGTGCTTCCAGCGATAGCAATACTGGTTGACCAGCTTCCTTCTTCATAGTCGTCCAGCGTGTTTGCATCGCTCGATGCGGAGATCGTCGCAGGGAACGTAATACCAGCACCCGACGCAGCAGGCGTAGCACCGCCGACGCCGATCGTCGCGGGGAACTTCTTGATGTAGTTCTGAAGCTCTTCCGCGGTGATCTTCTTGCTGCGGTCTGCAGCAGAAGCCTCGCTGATGTCAACGATGTAGAGTAGGTCGCCGGTGGCGGTGTTTGCACCCGTCAGTGACGTAAGTGCGGATACAGCCTTGTCAGTCATTTTCAAGTCTCCAATAGGAGGAAGTCTAAATCTTCAAGAAGAAGGTTTGCGCCATTTTCCATTTGCAGGTTGTTGGCAGATGAGTCAACACTCTCAAGCAACAGATAGCCACCATCCTCTAGCAAAAGCGCGAACCCATCTTCTTGCAAGATGCGAGGATCATGGTAAATGTATCCTGGGCCATAAAACGCTGGCTTTGGAAGTTTAAGATTGATCCCAAGCAACATTACAACAGCCCGACAATGTTAGTTGCAGTCGTGCCGGTAGACCAAACCCTGCGTGCCATGACTGGCAGGATGGTTCCTGTTTGGACATTGTAAAACGTCACTTGACCGTTTCCGGTGTCATTTATCGTGACGTTTCCAAGACCGCCGATGTAGAGCGCACGAACTGGCGCAACCAGATCAGAGTCGGCAGGAGTGATAGCAATGCAGTTGACAGCACAGCTATCAGGAGTTGTTGAAAACGGAGCAGGCATTTTTACACCTCAACCCAATTGTTAGCAGAGCCATTAGCATCTTGCCATACGTTGACACGAACCACAAATTCATCACTCAGTAAGAGATAACTTAAGTCCTCTAACAACAATGCAGCGCCGTTTTCTAACAAAATTCTTGGCTGTCTAAAGTTGTTGAAATCTTCATTGACCCATTGATTACTATCGCCTCGTGCCTCTTGCCAGATCCCACCGCTAGTCGGCAGCGAACTGAACGGTACTTCAGAGAACGCCGCAATCCCGAACATCAGAAGCCTACTTCAGTGGTTTCCAGCTTGCACACCCACCTAATAGTAGTCGAAGCCTGACCCGTTACCGTTACAGCAAGACCACCATTCGTAGTATCGGCAGCAAGCGATACCGCCCAGGTAGACGCACCAGCATCCCCATACGGACTGCTCACCGTTGAGCCTGTCAGTGTCGTAGCCGCAGCATTTGCACCACGCTTGATCTGCCCATCAAATGTCCAGGATTTCGTATCGCCGCCTGCCGTAACATTGGCAATCACAGTACCTTTGAAATAAATTGCACTGTTGTTCTGCAAGATCAACTGATTGGTCGCATCAGCAGAACTTGTATTGCTACGCAACTTTGTCGCAGTGGCATTCGTCGTCTGCACTCCTAGTACGAGACGAGCGGCTTGTTGCACACCTGCTTTTGCTTCAATCGGGGTGTTGCTAGCAGGAGTGACTAGATAGCCAATGATCCCTCGAGTAGTGCCGTAAACACCACCGATTACCGCAGACACATTCCCTGACGCTACGTTGTCTGAGCCACCTGCAACAAAAGAGTAATCCCCAGACGCAGTATTTGCCCCACCGCTGGCAACATAAGCGATGCCACCGCTTGCGATATTGTTTAACCCTGATCCAACACCAGACCACTGCCCAGAAGCGGCATTGCTGATCCCGCCGCCAACAGCCGAATACCCACCAGACGCAGTGTTTGATTCGCCACCAGCAACAACGGCAGCACTTGCAGATGCTGTATTCGTCAGCCCTCCACCGACAAATGAATAGGAAGATGAAGCGACATTTTGCTGACCGCCATCGATAGCACTACCAGTGCCGGACGCAGCGTTGAGATAGCCACCAGCAACGGCAGAATAAGCTGCACTTGCGGTGTTTTGCCGACCACCACCTGCCGATGAGTACCCACCAGACGCGACGTTTTCCCGGCCTCCGCCAACCATTGCGTAATCTGCGCTGGCTACATTCAACCGGCCTCCCGCAACACCGCTGGCAAGGTTGTTCGCTTGGTTATCTATGCCACCGCCAATAAACGAACTGTTGCCTGTTGCAAAGTTTCCCTGCCCACCTGCAACAACACTGTAGGAAGCGGAAGCCTTGTTGTCATACCCGCCAGCAAGAAAGGAGTAGTCGCCGCTTGCAACATTTGCAGCATTGAGCCTAAAACTAACTAAGTCAACGGCATATTGACCACGCTTATTACCACCAGCAGCCGTACCTGTCGGAACCTGTGCAAGCAGCGCACCAGCACCTTTTTTTACTAACGCAAGGTCGCCGTTAGTCGTGGTTACAGCAGACGTAAGACTTGCGACGTTTACCGTGGCATTAGGCGAGGCGCTACTGATCGCACCCGTCACCGGAAGACTGTCAGTGCTTACTGACTTGCCAGCAGGATAAGTGCAAAACACATCCTTAGTGCCAGACCCAAACCCGACAAGACTTCCGTTGTTGCTGCTTGCAAGAACGGTATCTCGAGTGAGCGATCCAGATCCCACCGTACCAATACCGACTTCCCAATCAGCCGTGTCCTGGATGCAGTAATAAGTTGTGTTCCCTACCCCGATAGACGAGAAACCTTGATACCCCTGCACAGCACCCAGCAGGGAAATCGCTCCCGTTCCTTGGGTATAAGTCGTCTCTTTGACGCGATCTTTCAGTACGAGCGCCATTATCGACTCACTCGCATCGTCAACGGTGATGCACTGAACTCAGCATCATCGTCCGACTTCGTAAGACTGTTAATGCCACGCTGATACAACGTCGCCCAGGTCTGTAATCGAGCGTCGTTCATGAGATATGGTTCTGCCTCGCCCAAAGACGCATACAACAGGCAATCCATCGAGTTCGCTGTCCACACGTTCGTTGTCTGCGTGCTCGAGAGGAAAGGTGGCGAAGCGTAGTAAAGCATATACAGCGTATACGCAGTGTCAGGGTAGGGCGCGAACTTGAACTCGTCTGCCAGGATCGTGTAGCGAGTTGGCTTGCCAGAGTACGTAGACTGAGCGTTGCTCGTGAACAATGACGGAGTGAGGTAGATCACCGGCTGAAGCGGGTCTCCATCGATGTACAGGTCACGCATCTGCAGGAAGTCTGACGGTAGCTGCACCGTCGCATCACCGCTCGTGGTCAAGGTGGTGACGTTCTTCAGCATCTGACGGATGCGAAGCTCTCGACGTAAGCGAATCTCTGCCAGCCGAATGAAGTCCGGGATCTGGCTACTTAGATCGCTTCTTGCGAGATAGTTTGCGATTGCGGTTTGCAGATCGCTGTAGGTCGTTAGGGCCATGCTTTACGTCGTCCCATCCGAATGTCTTGACTCCGATATGCCCGATGTGCATCGACAATTCGTGGTCTACCCAGACGGGAATGTCGTTTTCCATGCAGCGGACACAGAAAGTAACGTCCTCCCCAATTACGTTCCCATGATCCGTCCAGATGATGTCAAACCAAGGACGCGGAACCTTCTCAAACACTTCTCTACTGACAAGCGTACACGCAAAACCGACCGCTGTCACCTGCTCAATTCCCTGCTTACCCCGTGACTCTACTTTGTGCCACACCTGATACGGTTCGCCTTCAGGCTTGCCGTTCAGCATCTCCCGCTCAATCTTGAGATTCAGCGCGGTAGGGAGAATCGGCTCTCTCCTGGTGGTGGCATTAGTCCCGATCATCGACACCTGTCTTGACTGTAGGATCTCCAGCGCGTTAGCAGGAAACCGTTGATCCGAGTCAATCCACAACGTCTGATCTGCACCCCCCTCCAGAGCCTCCGATGCCAGCTTCTCCCTCTGTGTGAAGATCAGCGTCCCCGGCATCTGCAACAACTGGATATCGTTTACTCCACGTTTGGCCTCGTAAGCGCACAGCCTAGCAAGGTCGAAACAGAATCCAGACATCACCTCGTCCCGGCATGGGACACAGATTGCAACTTTCAAATATGCCCCGGATGAGTTCTGAAAAATCGGTTGTCAGGATGGTTGAGAAAGGCTTTGAATGCCTTGTCATCAATAACTTTGAAACCTTTCAGGACGCGCTTGCGATTTAAGTCGTCGATAACCGTCAGCGGCAGGGTCGCAACGTGCGTTGCAAATTCCTTGAACGTGCCATCGGAGTCGTTAAATTTACGCTTGTTGGCTTCAATGATATGGGAAACATCCTGTCTTGTTTCCAATATCACACCGTCGTCAGTTTCGTGAGCGACAGTAACAGAGCCTTCGTTTACTGAAAATAATTTTGGCATATTAAAAAGCGTCCCCATCCGAAGATAGGGACGCCCACTCAGTTAAGAGTTACAGCGCGGGATTTAGATCCGCAACGATAGCCGAAGCAGCTTCGTTCCGCATCTCGAGCGTAAACTCGCAAAGCAACTGCGTCTTTTCCGAGTCGCCAGTCTTTGCCAGATCATTCGTCTGGAACGGACGAAGATACGACAGAGCCATATACTCAGGATCAATCAGCAGCGCGTCACGGGTACGCATAAATCTATCAGGGACGATTGAAATTTGGCCGAAATCTCCCATATAAATTTCAGCCGCCCCGATAATTGTCGTCGGCTGGTCGCCAGGAGCCATGTAACGCTGGGCAGCGATACCGGCAAACGAACTGACCTTCTGCTTCAGACCGGAACCAACAACCAGCATCGTCGGATTGCCACCCGAATCAAATACAGCAGCAATCTCGTCCTTCAGAAGCTGCTCGGTGAAAGTACGAGTTGCACCGTCCGAACGAGTCGAAACGCCGATAGTCGTCGGGTCAGTACCGGAAGTGCCTTTCGACGTATTGGTTTTCAGCCAGGACAAAATCGCGCCGAGTTTACGAGCAGACGATGACGAACCAGCATCGCGGCCTTGGTTGGCAGTGATGATGGTTTCCATGTCACGCTTAAGCTCAGAAGAAGCGCGGGCAAGCTGGTATGCGCGTTCCGAGCGCCGACCTGCCTTGTTAACTGCCTCGAGCGTGCCAGAAGTCTGTACAACTTTCTGAACGATCTGCGTGTAGTTACCAAGACGAGTGGTCGGGCTGATCGTCGCGGAAACTCCATCGGCACCCTCGACTGCGGCATTCGCTGCGGTAGCGGCTGCAAGCGAATCCGTCTGCCACTCATGGAACACCGCGGTCGCTTTAGTGCGAGCCAGAGTGCTCATGATCGGGGTTTCGGTCGGGCTGATGTCGTAGATGACATCGATCAAATCTTCGCGCTGGCCAATGGCCGTGTGTGCGGTAAAGGTAGGCATGATGGACCTCAGTAATTGAATCGTTCAAACAATGAAGCTGCATCCCTGGCTTTGCCAGACTTACGCAGCCGGTTTCGTTCCTGCTTCGCTGCATCAGACTCAGGGTTTGAAACCTTCCCAGTTCCGGGCTTGAACGTCTTGGGAGCCTCGGCAACCCTCTTGGCTACCTCCGGCTTGTTCGACATTAGCTTGCGGTACTGAGCGGCTTCCCACAAAACCTGTACAGCGCGTGAGTCATAAACCTGATTGAGTTCGCCTTCCGTAAAACCGACGTTCTGGGCATACGAGCGAATATCCCGTCGGACTTCTTCACCCTTCTGCGGATCGGCATACTCTGGAATGGCTTGCTGTAGTCGAGCCTGCTGCTCGGCAAGATACTGCTGGAGTTGCGTCTGACGCTCCGCTTGTTGCTTTTCGGCAATGCGTTGCTTTTCAGCCTGAACTGCGGCTAGTTGCTTGTCTCGCTGGACAGACTCTGCGACTTTCATCGCGTAGCCAATCGGATCGGACTCTTTCAGTGACTCTAAATCTTCCGACTTGTTCTGCTCCGATAGAACTTTTTCAATTAGTTCCAATCGTTGAGCGTACTGGTCTCGGAGTTGTTTGGCTTGCTCGACAGCGGCTTTCTCAGCTTCGATTGCCTTCCGCTGTTCTGCTAAAGCCTGGGTTTTCTGAGTGTAGTCAGTGCCAAGTTGATAGCTCTTAATCAGGTCGTCCAACGAAACTTCGCGTTCCTCACCTGCGGCTTTCACCCGGTAGCGCGGTGTTTCCTCGACTTCCTGCTGCTCAACTGCAACCTCCGTTTCCTGCTGCTGTGCCTCGGGAGTGGGCTGTTCGCCTTCCTCCGGCCCCATCAAGCCTAGAAACGCATTGGCTGCACTGTTTACATCCAGCGGGCCACTTCCTTGCGGATTGGTGTCCATATCACCCCTTAAAGGATCTTCCAACGTTTACGCTTAATCTCGGCAGTGTCAACAATCGACTGAAAGTGATTAACAACCGTGGTTAAGCATTTAATCATTCTATACGCATTTTCTCGTGCGTCAATATCTTGCTCGGACGAGTTCAGAATCAGGTCAATCTGCTCCTGTTTCAACTTTTCCAGTTCACCCCGGAAATAATCGTCTCGCAGTAGATTCGCCGCCTGCTCTGGACTCATCCCGGAATCTCGACGTTTTGCGTAATCCCAGCACCGACCTTCGCCGCTTTCAGTTGAGCCTCAACCGCAAATTCCTGCTGCTTCAGTTGTAGCTCTGCTGCGGCTTTCTCCCGAGCCAGTTGGATATCGGCCTGCGCCTTCATCCGCTGCGTCTCAATCGCTGCCAGTGCCTTCTGCTGTTCGATCTGGATCTGGGCTTGCGCCTGGGCCATCATCGCGTCCAGAGCAGGATTAGATTGCTGCTGCGGAGGTGGATTGCTCAGTTGCTGGTCTAGCTCGGGGGGAATCTCTTTGAAGAACTCGGTTGAATCCTTCAGTCCCGCCGCTTCGATAAACCGTCCAAGTGTCGCCCGATACTGCCCGACAGAGACAAGCGGATTTGCAGGGCCGAATTGCTGGAGAATCTGCTCTTGCTTCGACAGGATCATCTGAAGCATAGCCATCTGCTCGTTCTTCGATCCGGTTCCGAGTCCGACACTGATCGAAACGTCGTACAAGTTCGACCACTCTCGCGGATCCATCTCGACGAACTTGCCACGCATCCGAATCAAACGGGGCTTGTCCTGATACTTGCAGAGCAGATGCAGAATGCCGCGGAAAAGGCTCTTAACGCCCGTCTCAGCGAACAGCCGAGCGATTAGCTCCATCTTGCCAGCACCGGCTTGCATCGTCGCTGCTACAGCCGCAGCCGTGACGTTTTGCAGGATGTTGGGGTCGAGACCTTGCGAAGTCTCCGACACCCCAGACCGCTTGGCTTGCACCGAGTCAAAATAGCCCAGCATCGGGTAAGCGGAACCAGTGATGTCTGGCACCTGAATCGGAGCCACTGCACCAGTCGATTTCGTCCTGACAACACCACCAGGAGTGACGTTCAGCAGGTCGTCTAGGTTCACCTGACCGTCAACAACCTGCATCCGAGCGTTGTTGATGAGGTAGAGGTTATCCAGCATCTGCCGAGTAACGGTAGACTTGATTAGCTGGATGTCCATCGTCCGGTCTGCCAGCGACTGACCGAAGAACTTGTGCGGAATCGGGATCGGGCAGATCACGTGAAATGGCACGTAATCGGTAGGAATGTTGGCTTCCCGCCCGTCAGCGTAAGTCAGGATCGTACTGTTAGAGTAGAAAATCTGCCGGAGTTCTGCGATCCCATCCTCGTCGTAATCCACGTACAGATAAGACTCGTAAACCTCGACCTCTTGCATTGACTCGTCGAGACTGTCCTGCTCGTAGGGTTCTTCACCAGGAGAGTATCGAGCGATCCGCTCCTCGGTAAAGTCGAGGCTGTTGTAGACGGGAAGGCTGTATACCTCGTCCTTGTCGAACCCCATCTGAACGAGTTCCGACCGCGGCATCAGCCTACGGTGCGCCATGAACGGTGATTTCGTCTCACCGAACCGCGCTTTCTTGCTGACAATTAGTTCTTCGGGAGGAATACAGTCAATCTGAATCCGGCCTGACTTGGTTTTC